TATAGATGTAGGAGATCATATAAGCTATCTACCTCTTGTCGTTCGATGGTGACGGAGCCTGAAACCCCGTCCTCATCTTTGTCCATTACAAAACTAATTTCTACTTGCATTAACCTGCCGCCGCAAAAATCATGTCATCTTCTGATGGTTCGCTTGTACGTTCAATCAGTTCAGTGACAGCAATACCGTTAAGGCGAATACCGTTACCATCAGCATAGGTTTCAAACTGTACCTTGGCCCGTGTACCGTTGCCTAGTTCACCATCCTCAGAGAATGACCACTTACGAACTTCCTCTTTGCCTTGCCGTAGGTCAACGACCTTGACAGGACCACCTAGGTTGACGTTATCTTTAGTAATTGGGTCGATCCAGTCACGTACATCATCAGCTACGCCACGTTTGATCTTCATGTACTTACCAATACCGAAGTCTGCATTACCCTCTTGGATACGTGCGTTACCCATTACTGTAGCCTTGAAGCCATCCATCATAAGTTTGTCAATCTGTTCTTGATTGGTGAAGTATGCATTGACGACATACTGACCACCCTTCATAGCAATCTGTTGTTGCCATTGTGGCCCATCCATGTTACCCATGTCTGCGTTCTCAGGGAATACTTTTGCATATTCTAGAACCATGTCGAGTGTGTATCTTGCCATATTGTGTATCCTTTTCTAACACTGGTAAATATATATAGTAACTTTTTTCAGCTACTGACAACTTTTATTTTAGTGTACATCGGCATACGTTTTACCAAACTGTACATCAATCCCAAGAGGTACATTTAACTGCAACTCTTCATTGAGCAAATCAATAGCAGATTGCATTTTGCTTTTTGTGTTTTCCTCTTCTCCTTCTTCTGTCAGGACAATAACCTCGTCGTGAAATTGACCAATAGTTTTTAACAGGAAGCCACGACAATACATGACCCAACTATCAAAACAGTAAACACCTGTAGATTGGTTCAAGGTACTAAACCGATCCTTATCAGATCGTAAAGAGTGCCAGAAACCAGACACAGGATTGTAAAGCCAATCAGAGCCAAGAACAGTTCGTACCCTTGCATCTTCACTCACTTTCTGCACAGACCAGTTGCGTGACCAGAATGCGTCTAGGAGCGTCTGTGCTTCGCTCTCAGACATGCCTGTGTTTCTGGCTAGGGTTTGCTTACCTACACCATAAGTCGCACTGTAGTTCACCACCTTGTAGTTCTTACGTAGTGCCTTGAGGCTACGTTCACCTGAGTTGTGTTTGTCGATGTCATCTTGTGTGACGACACCTGCGTGTTTAGCAAGGTCAAGGTGTGGATCAAACCCATCCTTAGACATTTCCTCGACGTAATCAGGGTCTAGTGGTTTCATGTAGTGACGCTTTGTTGTGTCCTCTAATGAGGTCATATCGGCACCACACAGAGTGTAACCTTCTGGTGCTGTCAGGCATTCCCTTATTTCTTTACCGTACTGTCGATCAACGCTTGGCAAGTTGACACAAGGTCTGGCGTGACGGAACCTGAATGTGTTCGTAAGTCCTGCCACACTTGCACACACATATCCCCCGTTCTCTGATTCAAGTAAGCCCTTGATGACTCCAATACGATGAGAAAGAACAGTAAGGCCATCAAGCAAACCAATAGCAGGTTCTCGTTCAACCAGTTCACGTACTGAGGCACAGAGTTCTCCGTCTTTACGTATTTGTTCCAATTTCCTTGTGGAGCCATCTGCTTCCCTCATAAACTTGAATGTACGTGGTTCCCACCCTAGCATGAACAACCACTCTTTTACCTGTGACACAGAACTAGGGTTAGCACGATCTTCACCAACCTTGACTTTCAGGCTCTGGGTACTCGTCGGGACCTTGTGGTCCTTGCAGAGTTGTTCCCACTTCGCACCGTTTGCAGACAAACTTCCGTCCTGTTTGTGGTACACCTTTGGTCGTGTCCGTACAGCGTAACTGACTACCTTCGGCATAACATTGGCAAGTGCTTCTGTCTTCTCTTGCTTGAGTGCTTCCCACTCTTGTAAGTGGGCTTGTGCTTTGGGTACGTCTAATTTCCATCGTAGGGCCTCTTGCTCTGCTGCACACTGTAGCTTGAACGTCAGGTAGTCGATCAGTCGCCACTTGTCACTCTCGTTTGTGTACAGTTGATCTAGCTTGTAGTTTAGCCTTTTGTACAAGGCGTAGTTGATAAGTACGTCCTCATTACAACGGTGTGCATATTCCTCTGGTGTAAGGTTTTCCCAGTCGTCAATCTGAGGCTTGGGTATGTTGAAGTCCTCACCATAAGACGCAAGACCGTGGCTTGGTCGCCAGAAGTCTAGGTACCACGACAAGGCTAGGGTATCCACTAGCTTTGCCTTGATCTTGACCCCTAACACTTTTTCCACTTGGGGGATATCAAAGCGGATAATGTTGTGACCAATGAGAATGTCTGCTTCCTCAAAGAAGATACGCATAGCCACATAGTCGTGGGTGTGATGCACATTTCCATCGTCCCCCATCCATGATAAAACGTGTATCTTTGTGGCGTTCAGGCCATCTGTTTCTATGTCAAATACTGGCATTAGAGAATTTTACCCATTCTGTAGTTAGCTAAACGTAAATAGTCTAAGTAAATCTGGTCAGATTCCAACTTTTTTAAGGTTTTGTAAGAATCCCCTTTTATGCCAATGGTTTTATTGCAAGACCTACAAATAAAACCCCGAAACATCCCAGTTTCATGGCAGTGATCTAAGTCTAACTTTACATCATTGGCTCCACAGCACTCACAACTTTCTGGTTTATACATAGAGAAACCAATTTTAAGCCTGTTTTTTATATTCTGTGCAGTGGAATAACACTTTTTACAAGTATTAAATAAGCCATCTTTGTTAAACGGGTGTCTATTGAACTGGTCGAAACATAGACTCTCGTTGCATTTATTACACTCTTTCATGTTATATTACCTCTCGTAGTGTGAACGTATCGTAGTTGAACTTGAGTTTACCTGCCATACCCTCTTCAGATGACGGACGGTTCTTCTCAATCTTGAGATACGTTGTGTTGCGTTCTTCTATATCGTCTGACTCTTTGTCACGGTGTAGGTTCACAATGACACTAGCACGTTGACCAATCATCTTACAATATTTGAAGTCTCCATTCTCGTTAGTGTGTCCGATAGACACGATACCTATGTTGAGTTCCGCTGCCAGTTTCGACAGTCGGACGGACAGGTCTGCCAGTTGTTGTTCTTTGCTTTCCTCAGTGCCAGTGATGACATCTTGGATAGGCTCAAAGAATACAAACTTACAGTCACAAGCCTGACTAAAGAACCGTATCTGATCACATAGTTCGTCGGCCCCCTGTCCGTCCCCCAAGTAGAATTGATAAAGGTTCTCCCCTTTAGTAAGGTCAACGATGGCCTCACGTACTTCTTTATCAACCCCCTTGTCCTCAATAAGGTCACGGCGTGTTACGTTGTCGTTCATCTTGTAGGACGCAAGCCCTAACAGTGAACGTAGTTTGGTTTCCTCTAGGTGCCACGTAGCGATAGGGATGTCACGTTGTAGCATCTGGTATTCTAGGTACCGCATTAGTTCTGTCTTACCGATACCAGTAGGTGCCTTGAACATAGTAAAGTGTCCTTGCATCAAACCTAAGATTTTGTCGTCTAGTGCTTGAATACCTGTTGGTACATATACATGCTCTGGCGTGTCCTCATACAGCTTCAAGAATTGGTCAGCAGTATTGATGACATTCTCTGGCGTATGCTTGATAGGCTTCCACCATGAGGACTTGTAGTCCTGTGCTTTACCTGCCTGTAGGAAGTCGTTAGCATCCTTGTACTGCCCATGATCCACACGGTAGACCTTGTTGGGAAACAGTCGAGACATACGATCAGCGACATTGTTACCTGCTTCATCGTTATCGACAGATAGAATGATCTTCTCAAAGCTGTCTAACCACTCCTTACAGTTTTCCCATAATTTCTTCGATGGGGTAGCTGACGGTAACGACACAACAGGTGTAGTCCAGTTAGACTTGAGCATCTGCCATGCAGACATAGCATCAACTTCACCTTCTGTTATTGTGACAAATTTACTACACCCAGCAGGGAACAGGTTCATACCAAACAGTTCGTCACCCTTGAAGCCATCCTTAGTAAAGAACTTCTTGTCTGCAAGCATACGCACTTTCTTTCCACCAGAGGGGTATGTGTACTCTTGCGTAAAGTCATCAGTGGCGACATCAAACTCTTCCATTGTCTTTGCGGTAATCCCACGCATTTCCTTGTAGGTCTTCTGCGACATTGTTGTAGGTTGTGACGACACCATAGAACGTAAGTTATCAAATCCATCATTTTCCATTGTGGGGTACTTCTCCTTTGCCCAACTAAACAAACGTCTATTGTCTTTAGGGTACTTTCCACCACATGAATGACAGAACCCATTACCATCGTTCCCCCACCATTTGAAAGCATCCGATGATGCGCAGTCCTCATAAGGGCAAGGCTGATGCGACAATTCATTCATACTATAGTTTCCTTATGTTGTAGTTGTAGTTGTCATACTAAAGGGGGACTTTAGTATATAGTAACTTAATTTTTCTCCTGACAACTTTTTAGCTTACTTATTATTTTGTTGTGGTATTTTCGCCACATCTCGTTAGACTGACCATACTTACTTGCTAGGTCACGAAACGATAGTCCATCTACATAAACCTCTTTCAGTAGTCCAAGTTCTCGAACATTCAGCTTCTCCATGTTTTTACGAAGGTACTGAATTTCGTTGTACGTTTCGTAAGCCTCTGCATGATCATTAGTAGTAATAGTGTGGTCATGTATTTCAAACTCCATCTCTTGTGTGTCAGCTAACTCCTTAGAGCCTGTGCGCATAGGTAGAGTAACCAAACGGTTTGCGAAGTTAGACCATAAGTTACAACGGAAACGTGCATCCCAGAAGCACCCCTCACCTTTTAACCCCTTTTCTTTAGCTTCCAGAAGATACACCCAAGCCTGTTGGTATACATCTTCGTAATCCTCTGTGTTGTAGTTACGTGCAATATTGTGTGCATATTCGTGAAACTCTTTATACATATTATTCCTCTTTCAAGCAAAATTCACAGAAGTCAGACTTCGCTGGCCATCCACACGACACACATTTCTGTGGTTCGTCTGTAGTGCCAAACTCATACTCTGTTAGTTCATCTTTCTGATACTTGATGTGATCCTCAATGAAGTCATAAACTAACTGCATGTCCATGTTGGCTGCTGCACAGTACAATACTAACCTCAACCCTTCCTCTGCCAGTAGTCCACGACAGTGTGCGTCCATGTGAAACTTGTATGTTGCACTACCATCCTCATGTTCTTCTACTGTTTCTACTCCAAGTATTCCTGCATCACTCACTAGTTTTCTCCTTTACGCATACTAACTGCATTTCATCTTGTATCTGTTCTTCGTATAACTCAAATGCATAAAAGCAATCATACATAGACTTATACTGACCCAACATTTCCACTGAAGGGGTACCTTGGTAAACCCACACTAATACCAGAAACCAAGTCATTCTTCTTGATCCATCAGTGATGCCCACGATACAGGGTACAGCTTTAGCATTTCACCATAGATCACAGAGGCTACAATACGTGTCTCTGCTTGTGTGTCTTTTGCGCAACGTAGCTTACACATGTCAGCCCATGCGTCTAACGACCCAGACCAATACCATGAGGTCATCATGTTCTGTGGTAATATCCCACGTGCTTGCTCTGGTGAAGCACCTTCCTTGATCAACATGTCATATGTCGTTAATGCATTACGTAGTGTCGCATGGAACATCATTTCAGCCTCTTGGCTAATTTCCATCGCACCCCCTGAACCCTGCTTAGAATGCTCTGGTTTGCTTCGCCAGTAGGGTTCGTAGAATGCGGGTTCATAGTTCACGTAACGACGACTGATCTCATTCCAACGTAGGAACTTATGTTTAACTAACTGTCGTGCTACATACAGTGGTGCCTCGACACGGAAACTAGTAAAGCAATGACCAAATGGTGACGTATGCTTATGCTCCGCTAGGTATTGGATCAGACGTATGTCTTTATCCTTTAGCTGTCTATATTCCCCTGAGTGTACCTGACCTGTCCAATCTGATGTAGATGCATACGACACACGTGCAGCACGTACTACAGTCAGGTCATCACCCATCTTATCAACCAGGTCTACGTTAATTTCACCTTTTTTCATCTGTCTTGTCCTTGTGTTTGCGTTTCCTGTGTAAGATAGGCTTCTTTTTGTCTGGGACAACCCTTGGCCTATACTTTTTCTGTCTTAGGTCTTTAGCCATAGGGTTGGGTCTACGCATCTTACCACTTCCTTCTAGTTTTCCACCAGACCCAACACTCACTACAGTGGCCCTTACCAAAGATAAAGTCTATAAGCCACACTATGTTAGGTCTACTGTCCTTCTTCCACTGCCAGTTACGTGCAGAGAATGTCTGGTTCTGTGATCCACCTAGTAGGACGTTAATCAGTACACTCAGTACCGACAATATCCTAGAAAAGTATTTCACCATTTTCATCGTAGGGGTTTCTGTAGTAGCCCTTACTAAATACCTCTTGATAATATTCACGGTTGTATGGTCCTTCTAGTTCCTCTAATTGCTCTAGTGGGGTGGGCATCAGTAGCCCTAGTTCATCTGCCATCCACTGCGGTATAGAATGTGTGTTCTCCAATGGTTCCATCCTTTAGATAGTGTTTCGTCCAGTAGGGCTTAACGTCAACCCTGTGATAATGAGTGCTAGTTAGACCGATTCGGTGTCCTTTGTCAACCTCTATGGCTACCTCTACGGCTGTTTTATAGGCACTTTTCTCTAAGTCATTACTCATGTATTTCAATGGGTTATCTGACATTCCGTCATGTGTGAACGAAAATTGCTTCTTCTGATAGACGACATCACAAATATTGTCAGGCCACCTATCAGATTCCACACGGTTCATAATGACATCACCTATGGCGAACTGCCCCTCTAACGGTTGGTCACGTGCCTCAAAGAATATTGCAGCTATCAAACACTCAAGCATTACTGCCCCCAAGGAAGTAGGGTGGTGGGTCCATTGTCAGTGCCTCTAGGCTCATAACGACAAAGTGGTTGTACCTGTGGTTACGCAAGATACCTTTGTAGATTGGGTTCTCATTGTAACGCTTTGCTATCTCTTCTGCATCTGCCAGAGTGTACGGTATTTTCACTGGCAGGGGTACAGCAGGTAGAGCCGTGCGGGATGCTACGTCTGAGGGTACTGCTGCTATTGTGTATGTATTTCTCATGTCATACTTTCTCATTTGCTTTTTGCTTTCTTGCGTAATTTCTCTGCATCGTTATCACACAGGATTTCGATAAGTTCTGACACATTGTACCCAGACATCTGCGACATGCGGTTAAGGGTTAGGTCAGGGTGCCTGTCATAAACCTCAATAACTTTATCTTTACTCCACATCATTTAATCTCCACTACTGCGTTTTCGTTAAAGCACTTCCACTTTTCTTCTGCTACAGAGAAGATAGGGATAAGACCATTGCGTTGCAAGACCTCTGAGTTGCGTTGACCTTGTTCGTTACCTACAATCTTAGATGTAGGCTTGAATAGACCGTTGATTGTACGTTCTGTACCGTCCTTCTTAATGAATGTAACTGTGGCAAACTGTGTGCCTTTGGCTGCTACTGCTTTGCGTACTGTTTCTGCTGATAGTGTCATGTTAGTTCCTTTCTGTTTCTACTGAGGGGTCTATCTGATTCGCTAGTCAATGCCAACCCCATAATCTTTTGTGCCGTATGGCTCTTCTTCGTAACCCTCTAGGTATGATTCTAGTTTGTACGTATCTGTACGGTTAGGGTTACGTGGACGACCATAATATGCATCAGTTGCACCACGCTCGTACTCTGCTTCCACTTGGGTCTGATATAGTCCGTTTACTTTACCCATTTCCTTAGTCCTTTACTGCTTGTTGTCTAACTGATTCGTACTCTACATTATCTACCAGATTAGTCAAGTGTTCCATGATCTCTTTCATGTCATCACGCATACGGTCAATGTCATGCACTGCATCTGTCAGATACTCGAACAGGCTCTCGACAACCTTTTCGTTTGAATAACCTTCCTCTTTTGCTGTGTGGTTCACGTTGACCCCACGGTCAGCATCCTGACGATAACCTTCTGCACGATTAATCAATACCAACATATCATATTCGATTGCTTCGATGTCTTTGATTAGGTTTTCCATCTGATTCTCCTGTTCAACTTATCTTAGTAGTTTATGTCATGATTCGTTATCAGGGTCAATAGTCACCGTTGTTATCTCGCCATTTGATAACAAATAAATGTCCTTCACAGTCTTCTATATCATCCTCAGACCACATTCTAAACTCGTCATCTTCTGGGTGTGCTACATAAACCTCAAGCCCTTCGGCAAATGCAACAAGTGCGAACGTCATGTTGTATGTTACGTGTTCCATGATTTTATACCTCATAATTTCCACTGCGGGGGTCATTAACGAATCAATACCATATTTCCACTGCGGGGGTCAACCTTTATTTCCACTGGCGGGGTCCTTATTTCCACTGTGGGGGTCCTTATTTCCACTGTGGGGGGTCTGACCGCATGTTCTCGATTCGTTCCATTTTCACGATTCGTTCCTGATTCGTTCCGTTTTCCCGATTCGTTCCCGATTCGTTCTAGATTCATGATTCGTTCCTGATTCGTTCCAAACTACCGATTCGGATAGTGATTCGCATATCCAAATGTGCTGTCAATAGCGCAAAAGTATAGTTGACAAGGAATTTGGTATAGTGTGGTAAAAATACAACGATTCGTAACAAGATTCCCCTTGACATAGATTTACAGTTGACGAATCAGTTGCCGCACGATAACGCACGACGAATCGATTCGGTTGGTATGATTCGTTCTACTTCAGACAAATAGCGGTTTGTCAAGTCATAGCTGCTATGCAAAAAACGCAATAGTTTAATGGTTAAACTAATGAGTCGGAATCTACCAACACAAACGGTTATCGGGATATGAACCGAGCCTCAGAATCAGCCTACCATGATTCGGGCAATGGAGTCAATAGGGCCTAAAACCCCTAAAAAATGCCTCCAGAATTGCGGAACGGTTCCAAGGTGTCCTAGGTCGAAAAAGTGATTCCCGGCAGTCTGGGCGTGTCAACCCCTAAAACGACACAAAAACGACTAAAAACGACTCCGCTTGTTAGCGTATATATATTATACGGAGTCACGGGTAAAAAT